GTGAGGAGATACCATCCATGGACCCCTCTGAGAATTTTCTCAGAGCCATGATGGGATTGATACACTTCAAGCATGCAAGAAGACAAAGAAAGTGATGCGTCGTCTACCGACCAAGGTAGCCCGTTAAACCTGTTTCCCAGGATCCATCTTTCCCGTAATCTTGACTAGCTGCTCATACGTGCACCACAGCACTACACACATGGATTTTCACCTCCATGCGGAACCTTGATAGGGCTATCACCCCCCATAAAGGGTTTGGAAACATGTTTATACTGCTCTTCCCAGCAGTTCCACCATTTATACATTGGTTATGTCGCTCTCTATAGTGTCATGGGATAAGCACGGTTACTACGCACCATGTTTAACTGCCAGTCACTATATGACCCTCCTGTGATCGTGTATGTTACACGACCTGTTGAATCGGAGATCGTGACAACAGCACTGGCACTAGCACGGTTTGCATTTGATACCAGATACACATTTCCACTAGTGGAAGCGTTACCTGTTATTGTGCAAGTGATGCCTGTAACAGTGATGTTGCAATTGGAGTTGAAGTTCAAGTAATATGTTCCTGGGTACAACCCGAAAGCAATGTTGTTGCTTCCTGTGGTCACACTACTCACGTAGGACAACGGCTGCACGCTACTCGCTGAAGAAGCGGTGCCATTGATTGCCCCAATGAGTGTACTAGGTGGCTGAGGATTAATCAGCTCAATTTCGTACTCAATGAACACATCCCCAAGCCCTGTGCTATTGTCTGCACCAGCATAGGATACAAATCCAACCCTACCGAAATCCACCAACCTGACATCTGAAGAACTGACGTCATCGACGAACCTGATTACATTATCTGTCTTGATACTCAAAGTCACTGATGACCAAGGAGCTGTCTCCGCGACACATTCGTATGATCCAAGCTCCGTCCTGTCATATGGTCCGAGATCCTGTGAGTCAGGATCATGGAACAATGCTACCCTACCGCTGACATTTGATCCAACGATAGGTATGTAGTGTAGCTTAAGCTTGTGTATTTGAAACTTATCATAACTCAAGGCTAGAGTATGTAACCAGGGAAACGTGGATGGCTGTACAGGATTGACTGCGTATGTGTTTGTGGCAAGCCCATTAACAACAGAAAATGTTGTAGAATTGACTATGGTTGCCAACAATTCACGATGTCTAACCATTTGCCCCTTACTGGTTGCTTTGAAACTGGGTTTAACATTAAACACCTGTTTTGAAGAAGCAGCAGGAAGGGAGATGTTAGGCATGGAATTGATCATGTTTGTCTTCCCTGTGTTTCGTGATCTCCTCGTGGATGTCCCCTTTGTCATGACGATTCTGTTTTTGTTTGTGTTTGTCCACCACCAATGGTGATATATTGCACTTTGTGAGTTGAGTTGTTTGCTCCGAAAACCTGGTTAGGGTATTCAGGAGGGTGCTGAGATAACATACCGATACAAGCTATCAACACGATAACAAATATCCAAACTGCTAGCAGTGGGATAGGGTTGTCATGGTGATAGCTAGCAGCCACGGGTACAAGCTGAAAATGCATCAAAAGTGGAAGTGTTGAGTTACCTCATTCTTCTCACCAACGATAGTCATGGAAACGGATGGTCCCATGTCAGCTTTCACACCGGCTTCACGATTTACCGCTCTGTCTGCGGTTGCTTGGTAGGAGCCACCCTCCGACCTACTCTGACTCCGAGGAGTTCTCTCACTGTTGCGAGGTGCTGGACGCTCACTGGTGTTGCTGGTATTTTCCATTTTCTCTACGTAATTACGGTGAAAGTGGTTAGTTTTCATGCCCCAGAAAACTGGAGGAGGTTGCATTCCTCATCTCCAGCCTCAACAATGCGCTCCGTTTTGATGGGAGAGAACTGTTTTTCCAGGGCAATTTGTTCATCGGGAGTCAATCCAAACCCAAGCCAAAATGAGTACCTCGTCTGTGCATCGGGTGGTGTGTCGGTGAACTTGGTGGTGCGACTGAATTTATACTTCCAATCTTCCGCTATATGAGCTGCCATATCCGATCGCTCACTAGCAGACCTATACAATGGAATTTGTTTAAAGAATTCCATGAGTACAGGCACCCCGTCGTTCATACATCTTCCACCCTTACCAATGGCATCTAGCCATTCAAATGCGGCAACATCTGACTTGAGATCATTGAGGGAATGTAAATCCTTAGAGAGGGAATGGTGAACGTTGCGAACCATGCGGTATGAACCATTCACACAAATAGGCCGGGTTTGGCAAAATTCTAGTCTCTCCAGAACATCCACTGTGGGTTCCACCTTCATTGTGAATCCCAACTCGCGGTAATACTGGATCAACCCGTTGCGGAACCCAGGCTCATCTGATCTCTCCAGGACAACCATGCAATCATCCCCATTGTTTGCAAGGCGGAAGTGTTTATATCCTTTAACATACTTGGCCCAGTGGTAAATTGTGGCACACATGATGTAACAATTGCCACTGGACGTATTCATGTCACCAGACATTCGGCACCCATCCACCTTGTAACGTATCTCCCCATCTGGACACCTAGCGAGTCCCTTGTTGCTGATTTGCCAACTAAGGAGTCTCTTGAGTGTCTTTCTATCCTTAGGGTTGCGGAACATAGAGATCCACATTTTATGTTCGAATTCAAGTGCTGCACGAGATATGTGCTGATCAAACCTACTTGCATCCATTCCAATTCCAACAGGATCTTTAAAAGAATCCCACATTTCCTTGAAATCGTTGCCAGCAGTGTCACTACTGATTCCCTTGAATATCGTTCTCCCACCAAATAGTTTGTCGATGCTTTTGAACAAAAACTCTTCACTGTGACGCAAAAAGCGTCCCACCTCCACATTATACCTAGGATCTCTAGGCTGTATCACCCGTGGAGCTGGGTCGGGTTTAGCAGTAAGATTCAACTTCTCTGCCTTCACGAACGTTGACAACCAAGCATCCTTCTCCTTTACAGGACGTAGTGCTAACGACTCCACCGCTCTCTGGTATCTCTCAAGCTTGCGACCAGTATAAAACCCTAAGAACTCTTGGGGTGTCAATCTGGTGGTCGAGGGCAGAAATTTACTCAGGTCACGTTGGAACCGGGATAACTGGTTGAACGCACCGGGGGTAGGCTTGGGAGTTGGGACCAATTGTCCTTTTACCTCCACCATGTAGACTCTCTCTACAAGACCCCGCCGTACATTGCCTAAGGAGTGATC